TGATCGTATTTATCTCCAGGTTGTGTTAATGATTGTACAATTCTAGCCATTATATATCCCTGCTTCTTCCCATTAAAGGTTTATCAATGAATCCACCATGGGCTACAGGCACTAAATATTTTTCTAGATATTGATTCATTTGCAGTAAAGTATTTCGACCTCTTTCATTCAAGGCTCCTTTATCAGCGTACCCTTGCAGGGTAGCTCGTCTTTTCTGTACTTCAGTTAATTGTTCTTTTGATGGTATAAATTTTTGAATACTTTCAGTTACTACGTCTTTAGGTGCTTCAGCTGTAACCTGTCTACCATCTCCTCTGCCTCTATCCTCTTTAACATCTTTTGGTGTAGTTTTTCCTGATAGAAGATCTGTTGTTATATTACTTTTAAGATTCTTTGTTAAATCTCCAACATAATCTTTTCCTATGACATTACTAGCAAGTTTAGATATACCCTTAAGTTGATTATATGTTGACCACGCTTTAGCAAGTTTAGCTGGAAGAAGTGCAGGAGCAAGGATACCTAAGGCCGCAGTTCCTAATGTTCCTAAAACACCTTTTTTAGGTGTATCAATGGGTGCAAATTTACTTTGAATTTGCTGTGTAATGGGATGAATTATATTTCTTCCTCTTTGAATTTCACCAGTTTTAATATTCCTTTCTTTTAAACCTAAACTAAATTCTTTAGCTTTTTTGTTGGTAACAGCTTTGTCTCCAATATATTCTATTATTCGACCATCATCAGTAATACCTTTTTCTAATTCTTCCTCTGTAAATTCTTCATCTTCCAAAGCAATTTTTGTCGCAGCTTCAGCATCACCCCCCACTTCACGAATACCCTTGTATTGTTCAGAAATACGTTTTTCTCTTGCATCCTCTGGTGGAGTTTTTACTTTTAAATCCATAGGTCCTTTAAAACTGGTAACTGTTCTATCTGTAATAGTTGACTTTGGTGCTTTTGGTGTAGTTATTATTTGTTTAATACGATCTGGAACTCTTTCATCTCTTGGTGCTTCTTTTGGTGCTTTTGGTGTAGCTACAGGTCCTGCAATATCTGCCATAGTTGGTCTTTGACCTACTGGTGGTGGCTTATAATTCCGTGCATCGCGGCCGCCTCCGCCGCCTCCGCCGCCATTACTAGTTGGATCTGATTTTCCACTTTGATAACCACCTGGACCACGATAACCTGGTCTTAACCTATTTCTAGTTGGTTTAACTAACTGTCCTCTAGAATAATATTGTCTTAAACTTTTATCTATTGCCATTATCTTCTTCCATCCGCTTGTATATCTAATCTAAATGTTCCAAGTTTCCAGTGTTGTTTAGTACTGGTATTGTCAACCTTTAAAGATATAGCACGTGCACGTGCTCTTGTATCTATTTTTGTTGTACTTGTTGTAGATGTAAATGGACCTAATGAAGAACTAGCCTGTGAATCGGTTGGATAATTTTTTAAGTTTAAAGTCACTCTTGCATCTCCAGTTTGTTGTAAAAAGTCTGGAAGAACTCTTCTAATTTTCATCATGTACTCTCCATCTCCTCTTAAATCTGCTCCTCCCCCCTGTACTGCTGATATATCAAAATCACCAGATTCAATACTTGCTGAAATACCTGTTCTTGCTCCTGCTTTAATTTGATCCTGTCCTGTTTCATGTTCATAGTAAACTGTAACACCATCCGTGTTACCAACGGTTGTATCACTAGTTGCACTTGAATCATATTCTGTTGCATGTGGTTTTCCAAATATATGTGAATCAGACCATGTTGATCTTGCTAATGTACTTGTCGTCCATACAGGTCGTTCTGGTGTTGAATCCATATAATTATAAGTTACAGATCTATTATTAGATGCAGCGCCACTTCCTGGATAAAACCATGTGACTTCACCAAATAAGTTATTCAATCCTGCATAAATATGTTGTCTAGGAACTGTATTAATATCATCATAAACATAGTCTTCAACTAGACATGCTAATGATTCTAGTCTACCTGTGTATCTGAAGAAACCATTCTCTGACATCCAGTAAGCAGAACCATCAACCTCAACGGCTGCATTCTTTCCAATCAATCCACAGTTCGTTCCAACTTGTTGAAATGAAAATACGAAAGGTGCACCAACAAATCTCATAATAAATAAAGATGTATCTGTCCAAATGTAAATTGCATCCCGACCTCTAATCGCTGCAACGATCCGTGTTCCGTCGGCCAGTCTCTGTGTACCAGCGGTATTGGTTGCTGAAGGTGTATACGAAGTTGATGCATTAATTGATTCTTGATCCGACCAACGTATATACATATCATCCTGTGTACTAGTTGTACCAATGGTTGTCTCTGTTCCAATAAATACTAAGTGTCTATCGGGTGTAGATACTAATGTTTGTATCGCTGCTGTTGGTGCATTGGCAACGATTGTTGCTCTAGTGGACGTTGCTCCCGTTGCATCCGAATCCCATTCAAAAGTTGCACCATCAAAGATAGTTGCAATAAGTTTATTTCCAAAATTGTCCAGGGACCATAGACCAGGAGCCGTTACAATATCTCCAGTTTGCGATGCACCCCACTTGGTGTAGTCAGATGCATCGGTAACTGTTGCTCCATCACTATGTGATGCAGCAGTTGTGTTATCTGATCCTCGTGTTAATCCGGATAAAGTTCCTGTTCCAGTAGTGTTCGTTGTATAAGCAATTCGCTCGCTGTCTATTAAAACCGTTCCTGAAGCAGGCATCGATACTGAATTATCCAAAACAATACTAGATGAACCTGAAGTTAATGCTCCATCTAAAGTGTCCGTAATTTCTCCAGCAACAGTACCACCCCATAAACCTAGTCCCCAACCAGCAGCTGATTCTTCAACTGCAGGTCCAATTGAATAAAAATGTTGAACTCTTATTCCACCAGAAGTTGATGCTCCTGATCCAGATTCAGCGGATCCCATTTCAATTGTAATAGTTGTTGAACTTGGGACTGTTGTAACCATAAAATTGGTATCATCAAAATCAGAAGAGCCAAAATCAGAATCGGTAATAGTAGAAAAATTATCCAAACGAACAATATCATATTTAGATATACCATGATCAGATGCAAAAGTTATTGTAACCGTTGCATCACCATTTGTTGTTGTAAAGGCGCTTGTTAATGTTGTTGTAGCTTTAATAGGAGTAATGTCATAAAATGCTCCTCCAGAATATATATATAAAAATCTATTTGTACCAATGGCTGCATACTTAATACCACTGGCATTAACGAAATGATGGAGTGCCGTGTTTCTTCCTGTAAGAGTAGCATCTCCTAGTTGTGCCCAACCTCCTACTTTTTCAGGTGTACCATATCTAAAACGTACATAGTCACCACCAATCCATTGGCCCTCGCCGCCCGTTGCTGTGACCTGTTTATTGAACCCTGGTTGTATTCTAATTTTTTGTAGCATAATTATCTCGCGTTACAAGGTACTCCTTCTGAATTTACGAATGGTGCTTCTGCGAAGGCTATATAAACATATGTTCCACCATCTGCGTTTTCTCCTGTTCCTGTTCCTCTCATTTTTAGACCATTAGAAACTACATCCCAATCATTATCTCCATCATTTTCTGCAATACTTGTATTAGCATAATGTGGAGCATCTAAAGGTTGTCCAGGTTCTCTTTTTACATCTCTTATTCTCCAATCTCCTGTGCTATCAGTTCGTCTGGTCATAAACCAAGCTGGTCGAAATCCGCAAAAAATAAATGGCCCATCCGCATTTCCGTTACCCTCGTAGATTCCTATTTTTGAAAAACCCTTAACCGAATTCCATGCATAGGCAATCATAGCATCGGAAGCACCATTAGCTGCTGGTACTCCAGCACTTCCAGCAATAAATCCAAAAGTAGTTGTTCCTGAGAAATTTGCTATACCACCATTTGTTGAACCTACTCTATTACTTGGAGCACCATTATTATTTAATTCAGTTGATGTATTGGTTGCAAAATCTTTATGTTTAGTTTGCCAATCAGCGGCATCAGCTAAATTTTTTATATTTAAAAATTCAGGAGTTTTTCCTAAACCATGACCAACAGTAGATGAACCAGAATTATCTCCAGTCCAAGAAACTATTGAAAAACCACTTGTAGTATTTGCATCAACTGTTGAAGTAATATTTGTTCCATTTGTATTTGAAGCTGTTGAGCCAGATGCTTTCCAGCACCAAGCTATATAAGTACCATTTGATGCAACATTTACACTATCCCATGTACCTAAAGTAAATCCATCAGAATCAAAACTTTTTAAACCAGTTGCTTCTGTAGCTTCAGCATTAGCTACATCTGATGATATATGTTTTGTTACTCCTCTAACTGTATCATGAATTTGGTGATTATGAGTTAATGCTCTGGATTTTATCCAAACAAGATCAGGCGACATATTTTCATCGCCATCTAAAGTTATTGCATGGTCATCTGTATCATTTCCAGAATAGAGTTTAGTCTGAAAATATAATTCTGGATTGTCTATTGTTGTATAAGCCATTATCCATACTCCGCTAAATTTTTAGTACATAATGC